CGTGCGCGAGCACTTCATGGTAAGGAGCAATCAGTGTGGCTAGGGCTCACCAGGTGTTGTTGAGTGTATTATTACTATCCAGAGTATAAGCTGGAATTCTGCCTCCTCAGTGAACATACATCATGTCCAACCCAAATCGTGCACCAAAAGAGATGACAACCGTTCAGCTGTCGATGAGCAATGCCCCTGATTCTTATTTGCCTTCTGGTTTTTCTGCGCTTGCGCATGATAACAAGAAGATAGAGAATATTCAGAGGCAGCTCGCCGCGTTGGACATGGAGGTTATGCCGGCCATTGTGATCCCCAGAGAGCACTCGGTGTCTGAGGCTGTCCTGCGCAAGGTCAAGGGCCCACCCCTGGCTGCGGCTAAAACAGGAATGCCAGTGGCGCGAGTGCGCACGGTGTTTGCCAAGACATTGGCCAACGCCGTGTATGAGAGGCTGCCAGAGGGCGCGCAGGAAGCTGCGTGGACCAAGGCGGCTGTGGGGGCCGCAATGAAGGGCAAGGTGTACGTTGATGGAGGAACTGAAAATGTTATAGGACGCTTGGTGCAGGCGTACCCGAAAATGGGGAGCACGCCACCACTGCCGGTGACTCGTGACGAGGCTGTGGGTGCGGTGCAGCGGTGCGGTTTGGTCATGACAGACCTGCCCGCGCCGGCGTTGCGCCCATACCCCTTGCTTCCGGTGGAGGGGGAGCAAGGTGTCACAGTGAATCCCCACTCGGACAATGGTTATCCGGTGCTGGGCAAGTGGTCGACGCATGGAGCGGCGGCGATGTGCATGGCGCTGGCCCTGTCTGTTCGCAAGGAATTGGAGCAGGCGGTGGACATTGCAGAGTGGAAGAGGACGGCGGAGGTTTTGCGGCCGTGGCTGGTGGCCGTAAAGGGGAAGGCGAAGGCAGATCACTACCCTCTGGAGAAAGTCGTTGGAGCCAGGATGCGTTTTTATAATGCGTTCCCGCGGCAGATGATGTTGAACATGCAGGTGGCCACCCAGGTGATGGAGCAGAATGCGCGGTCCATTCTGGACGGTGCAGCATTCCGCTCCGGGATTGGTTTGAACCTCACGCACGGGGGGAGCAAGGCACTTGCGCGGGAGCTGCAAAGGCAGCTGGACGCGGAGGGGTTTGCCTACGTGCATGTGGGAGATGACTCCTGGGTGGTGTTTGCGTGGTTGGGGTACGTGGTGATGTTTGCGCTGGACTGCAGTAACTTTGACTTAACTCAGCACAGCGCGGTTACCCGCGAGGTGCACTGGGAAGTGAAAAGTCAGCTAGCGTCCATCGACAAGCTGGCCGCGGAGCTGTGGCACGCCTATGCGCGGGAGCGTTTGGTGGTGGTGTCCGGCACCGTGGTCAGGCGGTGGAAGCACGGTGGCCCTTCTGGCATGCCTCTTCAGTCCAAGGTCAATGATGTGCTCATGGACGTGATGATTCAGCGTACCTGGACCAAGGTCCAGGCGAGGCTGGCGTCTGTTCGTGGGCCCGGAGATCTGGAGGAAGCCACACGTTTGAGTGTGGAGGAGGCGGGAGCTGGGATGGGGTTTGTCGTGAGGCTGGAGCAGTTCAGTGTGGTTAAGGCGGACACGCTGCAGGGGGCGCTTCGCGAGAGGCCCTTCCTGTTCATCGGGTACTATTTCCACGTGAAGAGAGACTCTGTGTGCATCTGCGCCGACGTGGCGCGCACCATGTCACAGGTGCCGTACCCGTCGGTCAAGTGGACCAAGACGAAGGAAGAACTTCAGGTGATTGAGGCTATGCGGCTCGGTTCCATCTGCATGAACCTTGGGGTGGCACCCGAGGAGCTGGTGGAGTCGTTTGCGACCTTCAAGAAGGAGGCTCTGGCGCTCATTGCGGATGCGCTGGCCCGGTTTGGCGACAAGCAGGACCAGCGGTTGCGGTGGGCGGTTCAGGAGCAGCCCTGGGGGGCGGCGGTGGAGCCCTCTTTAGGGGGACTTTACCGTGCGCTCTCGCGTCAGACTGATCTGTTCTGGCTGCAGGCCGAGAAGGAGCTGGAAGGGACTTCTGTCCTGCAGTTCCCTGGCACAAGCTGGGCAGATTTGGCTGACGAGGAGGACGAAGTTAGTGTGCAGGCGGTGGGGCTGTCCGTGTGGCGACCCGCGTCTGTGCCTGGCGTGCGCCGTGCCGCTTTGAAGTCGGGGGGTCTGAGGCCTACACACCCGGCAAGCATGGCTAATGATGGCCGGGCACCGCCGACGGTGGTTTGGGGGCCCGATAAGGCACCTAGGCCTCCGCAGGAGGTGGCCGGACCTTCAGGTCGTGCCCGTCGCCGGGATGGGATCGCAGCCCGTGAGTACCACGAGCAGTTCGAAGACGAGCTGCAGGAGTGGTACGACGAGAACGATGACCAAGAGGATGTGTATTAGGCGGTGAGAGGTCGAAGTATTGTTATTCACTAACGACCATAAATAACATGTGAAGAAACTGGTACCCACCGGGGGGCATGAAGCCCGGAACCAGCCTTACAACTGAACAATCCAGTACAACAATAAAATGGCAAAATCAAGCAAGAAGAATAAAATTACCCCCCCCCCTTCTGGCAGGAGTAAGAAGAGCGGCAAGAAGCAGGCTCCCGTCTCATACCGAACTGGGCTGGACAAGGCTTCCAATGACTGGATTAGGCTCATGGCCGATCCATGCAGTGCAGACCTTGTCTCCCCCTGTTACGGGGGTACTGGGACCGGCTATTTGGCTCGGGTGCGTGACTATGTCCCGGTCCCCGCCACTGCTCGTGACTACGTGCTGGAGTTTACTCCGTCCGCTGACAGCCAGTCTGTCTACCGGTATGGATATGCCACTGATGTGGGCGGCAGTCTGGGCACCGTGTCGTTTAAGGCCTTGGGAGGTATTCCTGGAAACAAGTCCATGTGTTCCAGGCGCCGCTGTGTTGCGGCATGTCTCAAGGTCATTTACACAGGCGCCGAGCTAGACCGTTCGGGCATGGTGGCCATGACCCTGGACGCTGGCATGAGCCTGTCGTACAACCAGGTGATCGTGCCCACCACTTCAGATTGGCTGACCTGCATGCCCCATACCGCGCGCATGGGGTCTGCGATTCATGAGGTGTTGTGGGTGCCCGGCTCTGGTGACGACCACTTCATCGCTACTGCTCTTGGCACTGAGGAGCCACCGTATGCAAGCAATGGCAACTCCCTCCAGCTGGTCATCCGTGGGGCTCCCACCGCAAGCTTTGCAGTGGAGGTCACCTCGGTGTGGGAGTGGCAGCCTGTGGAGGATTCGGTGAACGTCCAGACTAACTTCTCCCAGGTGGCGTTGATGAGGGGACCGCCTACTGGTATTCCTCTCTCCACCATCCTGGCTGCAATTGGCAGTGTTGGCAAGTTTGCGCTCCACAGGGCCTTGGGAATTAGCCCCATCTCGGGCCCTGTTGGGCCCGCGATTCGGGAGTTTCTGCAGCCCACGCTTCGCGCTTTGGGTGCGGCATAGGTAGGGGGAGGGTGATGGTGGTGCCTGCCGCAGGGTGCCACCGGATTGGGCTTGAATTTCGTCGGCGGGGGGTGGTGCGCCTAACGCACAAGTGCAAGCG